TCAATCATTGCTGATCGGCGAAAAACAGCTATGGCTGAGCGTGCTTCTCCAGGCAGTAAAAGACGCGATGCCGTCGTTTGACGCCGCCGAAATGACCGAAGACGAGACGCGGCTCAGGACGAGGCTCAGCCGCGCATCGAAGATCAAGATGGCCAAAGGACACAGACGCTGGCGCGATATCCATCGCGCTCGCGCTCGGACGTGGCTTCTCCAGGGAAACAATCGATATGAAGTCGCGGTCATGGCCGGATACGAGCCGGAAGCATTCGATCGCCTCGTCGGCCGCATGCGTCGAAACGGCTGGAAGCCGATCGGCATCGAGCTTGGAATCGAAATCGACAAGGCGCAGATCCGGGATCGACGCGAACTCGGAATCGGGCCATGACTGACATTTCGCATTGCATCTGGCGCCAATGTATCTATGGCGAGCCGGCGTCCAAGGCGAACAGCCGGCGCCTCGTGACGCTCGGCAACCGCCCGCGCTCGATCAAGAGCGCCAAGGCGCTGTCCTACGTGCAGGCTGCGCGCGCGCAGATCAAACCGCCGCCGGCGTTGTTCGCCGGTCCGCTGGCGATCGACATCCGCATTCATTACGCCAGCGAACGGCCGGACCTCGACCCGTCGCTGATCCTCGATCTGCTCCAAGGCCTCGTTTATGAAAACGATCGCCAGATACGGCAAATCCTCGCCGTCAAGGAAAAGAAAGACCCGGACCTGCCGCGCGCATATGTCCGGGTCGAGAAACTGATCGGCTAGAACGGGATGTCGTCGAGGTGCTGATCGCAGGCGCCAGGCGTCTCGGCGAAATCTGCCGGCGGGGCCTCGCCATGCGCTCTGCAGACCCCGTCCATGTCATAGTGCTGGCAAGTCCAGCAGATAGCCGGCTGCGGCTCTTGAATGCGCTTGCGCCACGCCCTCAAGACTTCTGGTTCAAGCGGCCTGGTGGGCATTCATCCATCTCCTCTTGACGACGCGGAAGAACTTTCCGTCTTGGCGGTATTCGATCTCGCCAGGCGGGGCACCGCTCGACAGGATCTGCGCGGCTGCGCTGAGATCCTCGGGCAGATCTCCCGGCGCCAGGCCGGCGCTGGTTGCCATCGCCAGCAGCTGCCGGCGACTCTTCTCTCCGGCGTAGCCATCGTGCATGACCGGAAGATATTCGGTCACGACGGTCGCGGCGTAGTCGGCCGGATAATACGAAACCGCCAGCATTTCCTTGCCGCTCGTGCGGCTGACATGCCGCCGCCAGGCCCATTCCGCCACCATCATCGTCGTGCCATCTTGGCCCATGATGTCGTCATCTCGGAGTTCCAACTTGACCGGCTTCATCTCCCAGACATAACCGCACGCCGGGCACTCGCGCATTGCCAGCGCCACGACCTCGCCGCATTGCGGGCAGTCTTTTGTTGGGGCCGCTTTGTCTTCCGTCCCCTGACCCGGCTTGCGCGGCGGCTGCACCGCGATGATCGGGCCGTGCGCTGCGACGCAGCCCGCGAAATCAAGAACCAAGCAATCCTTGGCGCGGCTCTTCAAGCGCATACCGCGACCGACCATCTGGACATAAAGTCCCGGCGAGCAGGTCGGACGCAGCAGCGCGATCAGATCGATGTCGGGATAATCGAAGCCGGTCGTTAGGACATTGGCATTGGTCAGCGCGCGGATCTTGCCGGATCGGAAATCCGAGATGATTCGATCGCGCTCAGCCTGCGGCGTATCGCCGAGCACGCATTCCGCCTCGATCCCGCGCTGCCGCAGCTCGTCGCAAACACGCGACGCATGGCGCACGCCGGCGCAGAAAAACAACCATGCCTTTCGGTCTTCTGCCCGCGCGATCACCTCCTCGACCGCCGACGCATTGAGCGCATCGGTGTCAACTGCTGCCTGCAACTCGGCCTCGATATATTCGCCGCCGCGCTTGTGAAGGCCAGCGACGTCGATCTTCGTCTTTGTAACCTTCGAGCGGAGCGGCGCAAGAAATCCCTTATAGATCAACTCCTCTACGCCAATCGGCTCGATCAGGTCGTTGAACAGCGCCGGCTTGTCGGTGATTAAACCATGGCCTAGCCGATATGGCGTCGCGGTCAGTCCGACCACGCGCAGCGCAGGATTGGTCTTGAGCAGCGCATCGATCAGAATGCGATAGCTGCCTTGCTGCTTATGATTGACCAGATGGCATTCGTCGATAACCACCAAATCAACATGCCCAATCTTTTCAACCCGATTGAAGATCGACTGAATGCCGGCGAATGTGATCGGCTCGTCAAGCTGTCGTCTCCGCAAGCTCGCGGAATAAATCCCGAGCGGCGCGCCCGGCCAATGCTCGCGCATCTTCTGCGCGTTCTGCTCGATCAATTCCTTGACATGCGTCAGCATCAGAATGCGCGTTTCTGGCCAGTTCTGGACGGCATCCTTGCAAAGCGCCGCAACAATATGGCTCTTGCCCGATCCGGTCGGGAGCACCAGGCAAGGATGACCGGCGTTCTTTTCGAACCATGCATAAAGCATGTCGATCGCGCGCTGTTGATATTCACGCAGGGCTGACATCGGTTTTCCCCATCTGCTTCAGTATTTCGCCGCTGGCGTAGATGCGCGCATCCGGCTCGCCATTCGCCATAAATTCGCCATCGCGCACTTCCCACAAGGCAACCCATTCGATACCGCTATCTCGCAATCTCCAGGGCACCAAATCAGGATGCAGCACATGCGCGCTGCATCCCGAGCGCTGCGCGTCAGGCGGGATCGGCTCATCATCCCACCGCGCGCATCGCCACTGTCCATCGTCCGATGGCGTCGAGTGCGCGCAAGTCCGGCAGTTGACTTCGGTAGTTGTTTTCGACCCATGGCATAGATCGCGAGCAGGGCAGAACTTGCATTCGTACCACGATGGATCTTGGCTGATTCCTGGCGGCATGCGTTCAGTCAGCGCGATTCGTGCGCCGCGCTCGATCGCTTTCAGCGCGAACGCTTTATCGTACTCGATGCGCTCGACATGCAAGCGATCATCATCTTTGCAAACCGCCACATATAACGCCCGCTCTATGCTGGTGCCGTGCATGTAGGCTTGCATTTGGACATGATGCAGCGGCTTCGATTTGGCGACGCCTTTTGCCACCAGATCATCGAACGACTTGAGCGAGTGCGTTTTGAACTCAGCGACATGCCGCGATTTCTTTGCCTCTGGAACGCCGCTCTCAATGATGGCGTCGAGCGATCCGCCGACATGCGGCGCCAGCTTCACGCGCCACTGGCCAGAGCCGTCAGGCTGCTGATCGCGCACGTCGCAGCCGATCGCGCGCAGATCGGCGATGATCGAAGCCTCCTCATTGTGGCCGCGTCTGAACAGCCGCCGGATGCGGCCCGGCACATGCTCGCGAAAGGCCCAACGGAAGTTAAGCCATAAATATCGTTCGCATTTGTGGCCCAGCATCGACGCGCCGAGATGATCGCGGCGGTGATCTCCGGCGGTATTTTCATGATGCTTGTCAATTAGGCCAACGGTGCTATTATGTGCCTCGGGAATCTTGGTCATCGGGTTCCTTTCCTCCCTGTAGACTTGGGGCGGTGGCTTTCCCCCTGGCCACCGCCCCATTTTTGTCTCAAGCCTTGCGTGCCCAGGGCGGGGCGGCTTTCGCGGGCGCAGCTGCTGGAACAACAGACGCCGGCTTAGCAGGCGTCGCCGCAGGCTGCGGCATTGGGGCACGGGTGGTCAGCCCCTCAACCGCCACGATCTCGTTGCGCGGCCCGTATTCTTTGTCCTCCTTGATTTTGACGCGGATCTCGGCCTCGCCGCCGATCAGCTGATCGGTATCCTCGACCGTGGCCAGGCCGATCGCGCGCATGATCTCGCCGAGCTGCCGGCGACCGATCTCCTCGGCGGCGGCGGACTGGTTCCGGATGTTCAGGTTCTGAAACACTACCCGGCCTTGATGCGCCGGCCCGAGCACGTCCCACCGAACCTTGATATATTCGCCCATCCCTGACTTGGTCAGGCCGACCGTCGCCTCGACGATCTTGGCGAGATATTTCCCGGCGGGAATTGGATTGTAGTTCCCGCCCGGCGGGAGATCGTCAGCGCGGAACGATTGGTTGAGCAGTGCCATGGATCTTACTCCTTGCGAGTGATTGTGTACGAGGGGCGGCCGGGCGTCGTCGTGACGGCATCGGCCAGCTTGGCGGTGACGTTCTGCGGCGCCGACTTCCAGGCGCGCGCGTCGATCTCGGCCTTCCAGCGGAAGACCGTCGACAGATAGGCCTCGATCCCGTGCTCGGCGGCGATCTCCTGCGCCCGATCGGTATCGACCTTTCGGGCCATCCTGCCGGCGACCTTGATGACGAAGCCGTCCGGCGTGGCAGTCTCCGTGC